CAACCCGGCCTGTGTACGGTTCTGTGTACGGTTTGATCATGGTTTGTATAGTTTTTCATTGAACTGCGTTGGACAACCAAGCTGCCAAAAATGCCGTTTATATCATGCTATTTGAACTATATCATACTCGGATGGACTTCAATATGGTGGAGGCGGGGGGAATCGAACATAATATAACATTTACAGTTATATACTGGAAATATACACATACATGAATAAAATGTGTACGGTTCTGTGTACGGTTTAGAATTACTACCGGGTTTATTAAAAATTATCAGTTAGCCGTATTTTTGCTCAAAATGGCAAAATTTAAGGCCCTCTCAGATGCCCTAGAAGGCACCTAACTTGTGGTGGTTGATACAATTATACCTCTAAAAAACAGGTCCAAACTGGACCACAATTAATCTCACCCGCAATCTCCTTCATCAAATAATCTGGGCTGGCTCATTTCTATAATAGGAGTTGCCATTCCAGTATTAATGAGTCTTTGGGCAATCGCATCGTTTACTTCTATAATATCACCTGCCTTCTTATAACCGTCAAGTACAATATTTTTAAGCAACTTAACCTTTACCTTTTTTGCCAAGGCCAATAACCTCGTTTTTGTTTATAGACAAAACTAAAAAAACCAGCAACAATAACCACCCCACCAATTATCTTCAACAACTGTGCCCACAATGGACCTTCGAGTATCATATCTGCACTCCCTTTCTAATCTGATATAACTGCTCCAATTAACCCACCTAAGATCAGAGCAGTTGTTAATGTCTTATAAGTTTTGATTCTTTGATTTTGTAGTTCTTTATTCATCTGTTGCTCAAGCTCCATCCATGCAATGCGTTCGCTCTCGTATTGCTGAAGCAGTTTGGAAGTCTGTTCCGTATATTGATTGGTAGCTTCACGCTCACGATTTAATCCTTCCTTAAGCACCTTATTTTCAGCTTCAAGTTGTGCAATGTAACGATAAATGTCAATTGCGTCCTGCACATCCATCACAATTTTGTTGTCCTTGGCTTCCACTTTTGCCTCCGCCACGGATGCGGTCAAGAATGTCATTAAGGCCGTCAGCAACAGCATCAGGATCACTAGGCACTTCAATGTTTTCTTTCGCATCTGCTACCTCCTCGTCCGTTTGTTTTTGGACTTCTTCAATTGTTCGCAAGGCTTCTTCCAGTTTTTTCTTTTCTTCGTCAACCTTCTTTTGAATTTCCTGAAGTTCCGCTTTTGTTTTATCGACATCTGGGCTCTTTTGCTGTCTGTCTGAGATGAAGAAATAACCTGCAATTAAAACAGCAATACCGCCGATCCACGAGAGCACTTTCTTAATTTTCTCCCACATTGCCGTCGGCCTCCTTAGAGCATTCCGGTCTTTTCTTTCTTACCGCCTCATACGAGCTTGAGGCAAAATAGGCTCCAATGGTAATAGACAACGTATAGGTCAATAAATCCTTTACGGGCATAGAAAGATCTGAACGTGAAAAAACACAAAAGAGCACGACGACGGTTAAAAGCAGCATGGCCCACAGCGCCAACAGTTTACGCAACGGCAGCTGTCTGATTTTATCGTTCATTTGATAAGCGCCCCCACAACGACACCTAAAGTGCCGGTGATACCACCTATTGCAAGATATGTCTTCCAGCTTCCCTGCAAAATCCCTACTTCTTTCCACAATGTACCAACTTCTTCGTTAACATGGCGTATTTGGTCGTCATGCGCATTTACCCTTTTATTCGCATCCTCCATCTGGGTTTCAATTATGCTGAGACGGTTGTTGATGTCTTTGAGTTCCTTATATATGTCACGCAAGACATCTTCAATTCTGTAGTTTTCAGACATAAAGTATCCATTAGCCATTTTGGTCACCAATAATCTCATAATTTTTTCTAATGCGGTTAAGCCAACCGTGAATAAAACTTTTCTGCGTAGGGTCTTTCCTAATAATAGAATTGTATAGCTCAACTCTTTCAATTATAAAAACATGGCAAATTAGCTCAACAGGGAATGAACATGTTGACTTATATTTTCCTATATATTCACCCAGTGCGCTAAGCGTTAACGGACCTATTGCTCCATCAACAACAACTTTATTTGCTTTCATACAACGATTGATGCTTTTTTGCAGTAATTTACCTGCTCCACCTACGCCATGGTTAACAGAAGCGTCAAAAACAAGATAATCCAACGGCACTGGCAGTTCATCACATTTACTTTTGTCCCAATAATTAGCTTTGTAGATGGTTTTTGCTTCATCTACGGTAAGCTTTTTAATATCATTATGCCCTACGAGTCCTGCCCGATATGCTGTGCTTAGCGTCCCCTCCGTTATGCCGTAATTTGTCTTGCCACCCTTGTCGCTTGGGTGATCCGAATAGCCACCCTCTATGTTTAAAACTTTTTTAAAGCATTCATCAAACCTGCTCAAGATTTGAGATAGCCTCCTTCCTGCCTAGCAAATACCAGATCATTGCATAGTTTCATGAAAAGCCTATGGCTATTGCAATGCTCAAGAAGCCCGAAATAAGATTGGACGCTCGCATTGACTTCAGCAAAACTGATTCGCCAATTTGCATAAGCTTTTTGAAGATGCTTTAGGCGCTTTTTCATTTTGAGTGCCGTCTTTTTGCGAAGCTTTTTATGAGTCGGCCACACCCTGTAACCGCAGAAATCAACACCTTGATTAGTTGTATCTATCGAAGTTTTATTATTAAGGCTAAGGTGCAATTTATTTTCAACGAATGCTCCTATTTCATCTTTAAGCCACCAAAGATATTGCTTATCTTGATGGAATATGATCATGTCATCCATATACCTGGCATAATATCTGACTTTAAGTTGATGTTTTACGTGTTGGTCTAGCTCGTTTAAATAAAGGTTCGCAAACATTTGGCTTGTAAGATTCCCTATCGGCATGCCCACACCACATAATCGTTCCTTTGTAAAATTATGATCGCCAAGCTTAATGCCAAATTTACTATCTTCCGTACGAATTATTGTTTCGAGCAGCCACAATAAATCCTTGTCAGCAATTATGCGACGCAAAATACTCATAAGCACGTCATGATCAACTCGGTAAAAATATTTGCTGATATCTAGCTTTAAAGCATATATCTTGTCATGCCTTCGTGATAAATATCGCAACCAATATTGCAGTCTGTCTACCGCCCTATGTGCTCCATATCCGACCCTGCAAGCATAGCTATCAATAATATACCTACGATCAAGCAATGGGTTTAAAACTCTGTATATTGCCCATTGGACAACGCGATCCCTAAATGGTAAGGCCATAATGAGCCTTTTCTTTGGGTCATACACAAAGAACTCTTTGTACTTACCTATTTTATATGTCTTGTGGATCAGATCACATTGTATATCAATTAAATTTTCCTCTAGATTGTTGGTAAAATCTAAAATCTCATTACGGTATCTTTTGCCTTTACGTGCTTCCAAATATGCGATAAAAAGGTTTTCGAAATCATATATTTTTGAATAAAGCTCTTTAAGCCTTTTCATTACCGTCGTTCTCCATAAAAGATGCCGAGTGTAGCACTTTTCGCTTGCTTGAGCTACTAACTGCTTCCCCGGCAATTTAGTTTTTTGCCCAAATGGACAAGGAAGAAAGCCCCTTTACCCCTAAGTACTGACGGCAAGCCCTTGAGCTTGCCGTTTCTGACAATAGGGCGAAGCCAGGCGGAAACCGATGTTGCTATTCGAGTTCGAACGGGCGTTGTTCAGGTTCAGGTAGAACAGGCCAGCATTCGCACCATTGTTCCAATTGCCGCCGCGAAGCGGGACGAACCGCAGCCCAATCGGCTTTCTCCCCATGATATTAACGGGTCGACTTAAGCCAGCCTCCTATCATTCTTCCTATTTCTGAGGTCATCTTTGCCCAATTTTCATATTTCTTAGTTGGGAGAAACTGGAGATCCCTTGCAAGCCTGATATAGTAACATAATGCATGCAAGTTAACATCCGCAATCTGTATGGCATTTTTCTTATAATATTTTTTGTTGGCCATGATTATCGATTCCAAAAGTTTGAACATAGCCTTTTTCGTTTCGGCAGCCAAAGTATGCCTTTCGCTTTTCGGATATTGCCTCAGACAGACATAACCGTATTGAATCATGTCATATGTCTTTTGTAATATTTTTAGTTCTTCAGCCAAAACGCACCTCCAAAAAAGAAGAAGGACGGGCTATCGCCCGTCCGACAGATTGCACTCTCCAGAACCCAGATTACCCGATA